CATCAACCCAAACCACTATCAACGCGACGGCATGGAGTGCATCGACGCAATTGAGGCTGCTGTACAGAACCTAAGCGGCGCGGAGGCATACGCTACCGGGTCGGCTATCAAGTACCTCTGGCGCTGGAAAGAGAAAGGCGGTAAGGATGATCTCAACAAGGCCAAGTGGTTTATCCAGAAGATGGTCGATCACCTAGAGGAGATTGAGTATCAAGAGGAGCTACGGGCTGAAGCGACGCTCTTAGAGATAGCGAGGAAGTTATGACAAAGAAGATGGCAACACGTCAGGCTCGCAGGGCGCTGGTATATGGCAGCGATAATGAGAAGGACGCAGTCAAACAGGAACTAGCAGCTATCGGCGCGTCGAACATAACCGATGTTCTTCAATGGACAGAGTCTGGAGCAATGGCTCTGTTAAAGTCGAAAGATATTCCGCTGCACGTACAGAAGTCGATCAAGAAGGTGAAGGTCACGCCCAACCAGTACGGCAATGCGATTGAAGTTGAGATGCATGACAAACTAGCAGCGTTGCGCGTTTTAGCTCGACATCATGGGTTGATGGAGCCAAATGCTGATAGTGATTCAAGGCCTAGCGTGATCGGAATTAACATGACTGGCCCAACAGCAACAACTTACGAGGTAATAGAAGATGGCGAGATTGAATCAGGACCAGAGTCAGAGGACCAGCCGGGCGAGGAGATCAAAGACGACCAGCAAGACCTATTCTGATCAGGTTGGCGGCCTTGATTTAGATTTCTCTAGCGCGCCGACAACTTGGAAGTTTTTGCATGACGATTCGTTTGTGCGCGGCCTAATGGGTCCGGTAGGTTCCGGCAAGTCTTACGGCTGCGCCGCTGAGATCATGCTACGCGCCGTGAAGCAGCCGCCATCTCCAAAGGACGGCATCCGTTACTCTCGGTTTGTCATCGTGCGGAACTCATACCCAGAACTCAGGACCACAACCATCAAGACGTGGCTTGAGCTGTTCCCAGAGCATATTTGGGGTCCAATGCGTTGGTCCCCACCAATCAGTCACCACCTAAAGCTACCAACCCGTGGTGAGGCTCATGGGATCGACTGCGAAGTGATCTTCATGGCGCTTGACCAACCCAAGGATGTTCGGAAGCTGCTGTCTCTGGAATTGACGGGAGCTTGGGTAAATGAGGCAAGGGAAATGCCTCTGGCCGTGGTCCAAGGTTTGACCCATCGCGTGGGCCGGTTTCCAACCAAGTCAAACGGCGGTTGCCCGTGGCGTGGTATCTGGATGGATACAAACCCGATGGACGACGATCACTGGTGGTATCGGCTGTCAGAAAAAGAGCCGATTACCGGCAAGTTTAAGTGGAGCTTTTACAAGCAGCCGGGCGGCGTTATTGAAACTGTTTCTGATGACCCTGAAGCAATCCCTGCCGCCAAGAAATTCTGGAAGTTAAACCCAGTTGCCGAAAACATTGGCAACCTACCTAATGGCTATTATGAGCAGCAGCTCGGCGGGAAAAACCTAGATTGGATTCGCTGCTATGCTGGTGGTCAGTTTGTGTATGTGCAGGAGGGGCGTCCGGTCTGGCCTGAATACGATGATTCAGTAATGGCGTCGAGCGAGATTCATCTTGATTCATCGCTTCCCATTCAAATCGGTCTTGACTTTGGTTTAACCCCAGCTGCTGTTTTTGGTCAGCGTCACCCATCAGGTGCTTGGCACATATTAAAGGAAATCGTGACCGACGACATGGGGCTTGAGAGATTCGGGTTGATGTTGCTTAACGAGATCAACGTCAATTATAGTAAACAAGATATATTGGTCTGGGGTGACCCTGCCGGTCAAAAAAGGGATGAAATTTTTGAGGTCACTGCGTTTGACCATTTAAGAACTATTGGCCTCAATGCTCGGCCAACTGCATCGAACGATTTCCAAGTTCGACGCGAGGCTGGGGCCATGCCGATGAATCGGTTTATTAACCGCCTTCCCGGCTTGCTAGTTCACAAAGATTGTCATCGGCTGCGCAAGTCTTTGGCTGGCGGGTATCACTTCAAGCGAGTCGCAATCTCGGGAGGACAAGAAAGATTTCGTGATGCGCCGAATAAAAACGAACACTCGCACATCGGTGACGCATTTGGGTACTTAATGCTCGGCGGTGGAGAGCATCGCATAATGACTAAAGGGTATGGCGGGCGTTACGGAGCCGCCGGTTCTCAATATCAAGCTAATACCGATTTTTCAATATGGTGAGCTGTCAGGATGTTTATCGATGGATCAGGATGCCCGGGGCGAAAGTGCTGCCTTGCCATAGCTCTCAGCTCAAGTTAATGAAGCTGCACCCTATGGCCCAAAAAAATATTGATATGCTCCCTGAGTACCATGATCGGATTGACCAGCTAGGGAAATATGGTCTTGGTTGGACTGTTTTGTATCAGGGTAGGTTTGCTGCGATGTTTGGCATTGCGATACAATGGCATGGCATGGCAGAAGCTTGGCTAATGGTGGACACATATTGTATACACAAGCATAAAATCAGGTTAACCAAAGGGTCTAGAAACTTTTTTGACCATATTGGACCAGCCTTTGATTTACGACGATGTCAAATTATGGTATCAGTTGCCCACAAGGAAGCTGTTTCTTGGGCAAGGCTTTTGCACTTTGAGCTTGAGGCGACTCTGAAGCAGTATGGCCCTGACGGGCAAGATCACTTAGTGTATGTGAGGTTCTATGACTAATATGTTCAAGCCTTCTATGCCTGATACGTCAGCGCAAGAAGCGGCCATGAAGCGCCAAGAAGAATTACTGGAAAAGCAAGAAGCACGTACTGAAGCTGAAGAGGCTGAAGAGCGGAAAAAGATTGCAGCGCAAATGCGAGCGCGCCGCACTGGCGGGATGCGTTCTTTATTGAGCCGTGATCGTGCGGTGCCACAGGTTGGGTTATCAGGAGTGAATTATGAGTAACGCGCCGGTCATTAAGGAAGTTGTCAAGCCTGTTAAGAAAGTTGTTGCTGGCGTAACTGGTGGCGGTGCTGCTGCGCCAGTTCAGCGTACACAGGAAACTGCGACTGCGCGCAAGCAAGCCGCGTCGCAAGCTGCGACATTAAAGAGAGATCGCCGTGAGGCTGTCTCTGCGGCAGCAGAAAGATCAGCCGCCGCTCGCGCAAGACGCGGACGCGGAGGTTATCGCTCACTATTGTCACGAGCGCGTGGCGGTCGCTCGGGTGAGCTAGCTAGCAAGCTGGGCGGCACTGAGTAATGACGTTAAAACGTCACCAAAATCCTAAAGGTGGTCTTAATGAGGCTGGTCGAAAACATTTTGAGAGGCAGGAAGGAGGTAACCTACGGCGTCCTCTTTCTTCTGGTACAGACCCTCGCCGCGTTTCTTTTGCTGCTCGCTTCTCTGGTATGGATGCTAAAATGAAGGACGACAAGGGTCGTCCAACACGTTATGCGCTTGCGTTGAAGGCATGGGGCTTTCAGTCCCCAGCTGAAGCGCGAGCCTTTGCAGCTCGACACAAGGAATCCTGATATGTCTAGGATGACACCTCAAGAAATTATTAAGCGCCAAGAGAAAGCGGATGCTCGCAAGGAGAATTGGCGCACGATCTATGAAGAGTGCTACGAGTACGCTCTTCCTCAAAGAAATATGTATTCTGGGCATTATGAAGGAAGAACGCCGGGGCAAAATAAATCAGCCCGCGTCATTGACTCAACTGCGCAAAACGCAACTCAAAGATTTGCCAACCGAATCCAGTCAGCGCTTTTTCCGCCTTACCGGACATGGTGTACGCTGCAGTCTGGATCAGAAGTTCCAGATGACCGAAAAGCGGAAATTACAGAGGCGCTACAGATCTATACTGACAAAATGTTTGCTGTCATTAGGCAGACAAACTTTGATTTGGCGATCTCTGAGTTCTTGCTTGATCTATGCGTCGGCACTGCTGTCATGTTAATTCAGCCCGGCGATGATGAAACGCCAATTCGATTTAGCGCTGTACCACAATATCTTGTTTCAATTGAAGAAGGTCAGCATGGTAGCGTAGAAAACGTCTACCGGAAAATGCGCGTTCGCGGCGAAGCAATCCAGCGCCAGTGGCCTGATGCTGAATTACCGCAAAAGCTTCAGGAGATAATTCAGAAAAAACCTGATGAAGAAATCGACTTACTTGAGGCGACCGTTTTTAACCCAGACGAGGATACTTACTGCTATCACTTGATCTGGCCTAAAGACAAAATGGCTGATGACCTTGTTTATCGCACAATGGATGTCTCGCCGTGGATTGTTGCTCGATTCATGAAGGTTCCGGGCGAAGTCTATGGGCGAGGTCCATTGGTTACTGCGCTTCCTGATATTAAGACGCTAAATAAGGTTAAGGAGCTGACGTTAAAAAACGCGTCGATAGCCGTGTCTGGTGTATATACAGCAGCTGATGATGGCGTATTAAACCCGCAAACAGTCAGGATTGCTCCGGGCGCAATCATCCCTGTTGCTCGCAATGGCGGGCCAATGGGAGAGTCGCTGCGCCCCTTACGTCCTGCAGCTGACTTTAATGTTGGTCAACTTATCGTCCAAGATTTAGTCATGAGCATCAAGAAGATGCTATACGACGATTCATTGCCTCCAGACAATATGTCTGCCCGGTCAGCAACTGAAGTGATGCAACGCATGAAGGAGTTGGCGCAAAATCTGGGTGCTGCTTACGGGCGCTTGATTACTGAAGCAATGACTCCAATGATTCGGCGCATTCTTCATTTGATGGATTCTCAAAACCTAATTGACTTGCCACTTAAAATTGATGGGCTGCAAGTCAAAATCACTCCGACATCGCCATTAGCGCAAGCGCAGAATATGGAAGATCTGGAAAAGGTTTTGCAATTTGCTCAATTAGCCCAAGCGGCTGGACCGGCTGGTCAGGTGGCGTTGAATCAAGATGCGTTAATTGATTACATTGCAGAAAAAATGGGCATACCAATGAGTATTGTTAACGGCCCGCAAGAGCGCCAGCAGATTGCTGCTGAGATGCAACAGCAAATGATGGCGATGCAACAGCTACAAGGTGGAATGCCAGAGGGGGCATAATGGAAGACTGGGATGCGCTGCGCGACCAAGACGCAGCAATCTTGCCTGTCATGCAAAGAAGTCAAGACATCGATCTTTCGTTTGTTCGATGTTTTTCCACTGAGGCGGGGCAAGAAGTTTTGGAATATCTGAAAGGACTGACGCTTAATCAGCCTTCATGGTATCCGGGAGAAGACCCATCACATGGGTTTGCAAGGGAAGGGCAAAACTCAATTGTCCGGGAGATATTGAAGCGCATAGAAAGAGGGCGTAATCGATGAGTGAAACAGAAGTCATGGCTGAAGATCAGTCTACTTTGTTGAATGTGGAACAACCGGAGCAGCAGGAAGAAGCTCCAGATCCTGTGCCACATCTTGCACAAGATGGCAGCGAGCCAGTTGAATCCGATTTTGAATGGGGTGATCGCCCTGAATATATCCCCCCGCAATTTTGGAGCGAGGAAAATGGTCCAGATATTGAGGGAGCATTTAAGGCTTACAATGAGTTGCGGACAAAGATGTCTCAAGGGAAGCACAAGGCTCCAGCTGATGGCAACTATGATATGTCATCTCTTGAGGGAATTCCCTCAGACGACCCACTGCTAGAGTCGTTTACCGATTTTGCGAAAGAAAATGGTTTGAGCCAAGATCAGTTTGACAAAGTTACGTCAATGTATATGCAACACATAGGCGAGCTAGTTGGACAGGTTGAAACAGATGTTCAGGTTGAAATGGATAAGCTTGGCAGGAATGGTGACAAAATTGTTAAAGCGGTGTCGCAATACATTGGCAAATTAAGTTCATCAGGAGTTCTAAATGAAGATGAGACAAACGCGCTGATTTTAGCTGCAAACAATGCGGATGTCGTTCGCGCTATCAATAAGATTCGAGAGGCTAGCGGTGAGCGCTCTATCCCTTCAGCCGATATTCAAGAAACTGGCTCAACAAGTCTTGCTGATCTTCAGGCATTATTAGAAGACCCAAGGTACGGGAAGGACATGGGCTACACCAGCGGGGTGGAGCGAAAGTTCTACGAGTTCCACGGGGAGAAAGCGTAACAAGGGGGCTGATGCCCCTTTGCTTTTTTGTCGAATCTGTTATATTCGGCCTAACCGACAACTCATGTTCTTGAGCCGGTCACCTGATTAATGCGGCCCACACCGGATAACCGTCACAGGTTTTACCCTTAAAATTTATGAAAGAGGATAGAAACAATGGCAGTTTCAATTTCTAATGCCTTTGTCACCTTGTTCGATTCAGAGGTAAAACAAGCGTACCAAGGGCAACGTCTCTTGGCCGGTGTTACCCGCGAACGTACTGGCATCGAAGGTTCTACAGTTAAGTTCCCTAAGATTGGTAAGGGATCAGCAACTATTCGCGTTCCACAAACAGATGTGACTCCACTCAACGTGTCTTACTCACAAGTGACTGCGACGATGGAAGACTACATTGCTGCGGAATACTCAGACATCTTCAACCAGCAGAAGGTCAACTTCAACGAGCGTCAAGAGCTT